TTTCTTGACATCCTCAGTAATCTTCTCATAGCAGTCATCGCATATGAGGTCTGCATCTTCGAGTGGAACTGTTGGAAAATCCTCCCTAAACTCATTTAACGCCTCCTCGTCTGACACACCTTTTCTGAAAACACCATGGCACATGGCACATTCATAATGATTCTTTTTCATGGCACTTTTCTTCTCAGTCTGACTACTTTTTGATTCTGTAACATTAGATCAATTTCGACTTTAACCTGGGCCACTTCATTCTTGAGCGCAGCTATCTCTTGCCAGACCTTTTCATTTACTGGTACTGCTGGCCCATCCTGGCCTACTGGGCCTTGTCGCCCTTGAGGACCACGCTCGCCCTTTTCACCTCTGGGTCCACGTTCGCCTTGTAGGAATTTGAGATGCTTCTTTTTGATTTTCATAGTTCACCTATTAGCCACCAAAATGCTTTCCAAACTAGCCACCAAAAGCCTACGCATATGACTAAGGCAATCAAGGTGGCTGTGACGGCTTCGCGTAGTGGATGCTTTGTTGGAGGAAAATCATTTCCATTGTCTTTGATCATGGTAAGTCTATCCACCAGTACATGAGATCTTTAAATAGGATTTGTTTCAGATTGCTGATAGCTATGACGTCTGCTTTGTCGTTAATCATCCAACGTCGATCTTCAGCTTGGCCACTATCTGGATCAGAAATATAGTTTCTTAATGGAATATGATCTCCACGTAGAAGAAATAGTTTATTTTCATCTCTAATACGCTCAACCCATAGAAGTGATGTTTTAGCACCACGTTTCATAGACATGTGATGGAAGCGCCTTTGGGCAGGTCTTATTGTGAATTTGGTTCCTCGTCTAGTGCGCTCCAGATACTTGAGTTCAAGATCTATTTTCACGCCTTGACGTTTGAGGACAAGATCGCCAGCGCCAATAGTGCTCCCGTACATATTGGGCTCTATCCATTGAAATTCAACATCGATTATGACTGGGGCTTGCTCACGAAGCCATACTCTTAAGTCATCCTCGCTGTTGATATCTTGTAGTTTCATTTAGTAGGCTCCAAATTATTAATGATTCTTCGCATTTCTTCTTCACCTAAAGCACACCAAGCTGGATCCTGAATAGCATGATATGTGAACATGCCCCTGGCCATTAAAAGATTTGGCGCTGCCTTACAGCATTCTGGCCATAAAATATCCAGATCTATGCGCCTACAACGCGCGTACCACCATGTTTGAATTAGTTTGAACACGCCCATTATTATTTACCTCGTTTTATTGACATAGCGTGTTCTACCATCATTGATGCCATTTTAAGAGTATCTTCTGGACTCATTGAAAACCAAACGACAGGCTTACCGAAATTAATATGAACATGATTTCTATCGTGTGCAATGCCCATTTGTAGTTCACCTTCATCATATTTGTTGAGCTTACCTCGTGGGTATTTGCCTGTGGCTCCAAACTTATGCTCGCCCATTATCCTCTCCATCAATAAAGAAGCGCGCTGCTTCATCAACAGTTGTGACATATTTACAATTTGGTACATCAATGCATAGAGCCATTTGAACAAATGTAGATTGAAACATCATTTCTACTTGCTCCATATTATGGCAAATAGCTACCATTTTTCCGGTCCAACTGACTACGGCTACGTCTGGTACATTGGAAAATATTCGTTGTGTCAAATCGATTTTTATTTCTTTATTAGCCATTGCAATTCTCCCATACGTTGAGTTTACCTTTTAGTTTCAGATATCTGATGGCATCAGCAAGATCTTTAGGGTCGCTCCAAACCACGCTCCTGCGATCTTTGTGGAAAAATACTTTCCATTTGCCCTTGTCTACGGCAAGATGATAAGAAAGTAGCTGACACATCTTAGCTACTCCTTAGTGGTGGCTTGCCTATTGCAATTCTATCAGAATCACGTTGTTCTGGAGTGAGTGGTGGCGCACCTTGCCAAGTATTTTCGTATCCATTTACGAAAAGCCATTCCATGCTCTCGTTTATCATTTCATCAGTAGCCTCTAGCCATTGCAATCTGGCTTTATGGACCGCAGCAAGAGGTACGTCAGGACGTACCCAGTCTTGCTTAAATCCTGAATCTTCCCAATATTTTTTGGCCGTTTCTACTGTGGGATTTTTAAAGAGCGCATCACGCTTTTCTATGAAATCTTTTCTAGAGTTACCATTTGTGATCATTTTATACCTCCATCTAGATGTATAGCTCTGAGCACGGCATAGGCGATATTTTCAGCTATTTCTCGTGGATAGAATACGCCACTCTGAACCATTACCCTTAGTGCTTCATCTGTTGCGATCTTCAACTTGTGAGGAGATATTATAAATTCACCTATTCTCCTTATATTATCATCTATTTTTGTTTCTTGTACCAAATTTTCTATGATAGTCGCTTCCATAGTTCTATGCTCTCCAGCCATTGATGTAGATTGTTACTTAGAGACGTTTATTGAATCCTCCTAAGAAGAGTGTGATTATTGTGATCTGAGCACATGAAGCGTGGTTTATTGCACTCGGCACACCAACCACAGCTTGTGTGGCCCAATAATCCTGCTGCTGTACAGTTGCAACGCTCAAGATCATCTTTCTCTGGCGCGCGCCCAGTGCAGACCATGAAAAACTGATATGTTATTTCATTTGGTAGTATATTTGGTCTTACTGATCGTGTTGGTTGTGCTGGTGATTCACCAAGTATCATAAATATGGTACGTCGTCTTTCTAAATCTTGGAACTGCCTAAATGGGCGCTGTGATTCTTGCCATTTGGCCCAATCTCCACTTTCTTTTTCCTTTTCTATGAGGTATTTCATGTCTGCAAGGATGATTTCGCGCTCTACAGGGGTGAAAATACCATCAGATTTGGGCTTTTCTTGCTCTTTTTTGAGATTTTCAACCTTATCTTGCATGTTTTTGAGTGGTCTTTTAGCCTTGTGAACTGTCTTTTTCGCCATTTTGACCTCCTAAAGTGCCAGTTTATAGACCTCTATTCTCCCGTTCCAACTACCTAAACTGATGGAAATTGTCTTATTTCTGGGCAAATCTGGTGGAATATCAGCTTCTAAACGCACTTTTTTGTTGATAAAATTGCCTTCAAGTACCCTAACCAAACTCCCTTTTCCATAAAATCGCCGATTATACGTTCTTTCATTAAATAATCCTTGTTGAACCATAGCCAAATTTTCATTTATTGCGTTTTTTGGTACTAAAACTGGGTGGTATACACCTTCTTCGTCTTGATGACTAATAATTTTAAGGAATTTAGTGGTACTACGACATATTTCTAATGATATTGTTTCGCAAAATTCCAAAAATAAATAGTTGCGCCACAGAGGTACTGGTTCTCCACGTCCATTCCATTTTATGGGATAATAAGTGCGTAATGGTACTTCACTTGCTCTTTTTATAGCTATAGATGCCCCATTTCCTTGAAACATTGCTACTACCCAAGAAAAGTCGTCCATTTGTTGTTGATTGTTGAACAAATCAAACATTTCTCTCTCCCTTTCTGTACCTACTATAGCATGAAAAAGGAGTGAAAGATACTACAAAGATGCTATGTGATTGTTGAAAACCTTAAAAATGCCTTAATTCTGCCTTAATTTTACCGCAATTTTGGAGCGTGATGTACATACGCGCACGAGAGATAAAACGGCTTTTGAGATGGTAGGAAATCTTTATTTCCACCGAGTGCGAAGCAATCACAAATTTCAGGCGATGATAGAAAGTGTCTTTAGGCGTTGATTCTTACTCTTCATTAGATAGAATCCGCCTTGACAATAAATATAAATATCGTCGTGAACAGCATAAACGCCTATGTCGTGAGCATTTATTAATTTGGGCAAGGGAATATCTAGACGATTATGGCTTTAAACCTGCCTTACATCATGAACTTATTATACAGTATCTTGAAAAAGTAGTTAGTGGAGAAATTGATAGGTTAATGATATTTACTCCCCCTGGGAGTGCCAAATCTACATATGCTTCAATAATTTTCCCTGCTTTCTGGCTTAATAAGTTTCCTCAAACATCTATTATCGCGTGTTCTCATACTGGAGAACTAGCTGAGCGCTTCGGGCGTAAGGTACGTAATGAAATCCTCCGTAAGTCAGACATTCTTGGATATTCGCTCGATGAATCAAATAGAGCCGCCAGCAGATGGGAAACAACCAACGGCGGTGAATACTTTGCTGCGGGCGTCGGTGGAGCTATTACTGGTCGTAGAGCTGATCTCGCTATTATTGACGATCCAGTTAAGTCTCGTGAAGAAGCTGAATCAGAACTTATTAGAACAAAAACGTTTGAATGGTACAAATCTGATTTAGTCACCCGATTAAAACCGAAAGCGCGCATCATACTCATACAGACGCGCTGGCACATAGATGATCTAGGTGGTCTTTTATTACATGAAGCAGAAAAAGGTGGAGATCAATGGGTGGTTATTAATCTTCCAGCCTTTGCTTATGCTAATGATTTACTCAAGCGTAAGGTTGGAGATCCTCTTTGGCCTGCATGGGAAGATAAAGAAGCACTCGAACGGAAGCGCACAATCATAGGCATAAGAGATTTTGAGTCTCTCTATCAACAAAATCCGCAGCCGCCTGGTGGTACGTTCTTTCTGGAAAAGGACTTACTTGTTGACGGATCTCCTGTCAACTTTCCTGAGTGGTCTGATTGCGTCTTTGCCACTATTGATACTGGCATTAAAGCTGATCACACTCACGACGCAACAGCAGTTATCTACTGGGCATTAAATCAAAATATTAAGGATCGCCCATTAACTATTTTGGATTATGATATTATTCAGGTACCAGCAGATTTATTAATAGATTGGATTCCAAATGTTTATATGAGGCTCGAAGTTTATGCCAAGCAATGTAAAGCAATTAGAGGATCAGTTGGAACAGTAATTGAAGAGAAAGGATCTGGTATTGTCCTTCTCCAACAATGTAATCGACGCAACTTTTTGGCAACTGGTGTTGACGCTAAGTTGGTACAACTTGGCAAACAACCGCGTGCTCTTAACGCTTCTGGCTACGTTTCCGTTGGCCAAGTAAAGTATTCAGAACATGCATATAGAAAGACTGTTGATTTCAAGCAGCGTCACGCAAATCATTTATTGAAACAAGTTCATTCCTTTAACGTTGGTGTTCCAGATCAAGAAGATGATTTAGTTGATGCATTCTGTTATGGAGTTTGCTCTGCCCTTGGTGATCCAGACTTGTGGTGAAAGCTATGAATGCTGAACAACGTAGAAAATTTGCGGCTCAACAAACAGCTCTTTCGCGATCTGCTGCTGCTTCAACTAAGTTTCAAATTGAACAAGCCAATAAGGCTAAGTCTGAGTCTGAATCTAAGTCTGAAAAGCCTATTCGCAAAAGAGATCAGTTTTAAAACTTGGCATGGATGAAATCGCTTACCTCCCGTAGCGACGAGCGCTTTGGTTGTGATCTCACGAATAGTCGCTCTCCATGCTCTTTTATCTGGCGAGGATGCTATGAGAAATTGGCTTATTGCTGCGGCTTTGTTGCTATCAACATCGGTGCTGGCTCAAACGCCACAAACTTTGCACTTTACCTCAGGTGGCAATATAGTTGATAATGTCTATGTGCCTGGAGCAGTAGGCTTTAATTTGGCAGATATTAGTAGTTTGGGTGGCCTTAATCGTTTGCCAGATAAAGTATTGGGTCTAGTGTACGTATCAAGTTCGATCGGTTGTGGAGGTGATACTAGCTCATTTCGAGCTTTTGTTGATCAATTTAGAGATAATCCGAAACTTTGGGGCTTTTATCTGATGGATGAGCCTTATGTGCATGGATATGGTGGCAAACCTCCGTGTTCTCCAGGCAATCTATTAGCTGAAACTAGATATATCAAATCAATTATACCCACTGCTAAAACCTACATCAAGATGGGTAATTCAGATGGGCAAAAGAACCCTAACTATGATGATTACTATCCTGGTAATACTGGAATTGATGTTTTTGGTGTTGGTTCATATATGTGTCGCTCTGATTTCGTGGGCAAGCCTGGCACAGAAGATGGATGTGATTGGACTATGGTTGATAGATATGTTGATGCTGCTGAAAAACATATTCCCACAGCTAATTTAGCTCCGACATATCAAGCATTTTCTGGGTGGCGCACCGAAGCATCTGGTGGTGTATTTTTGATGCCTACAGTGGCTCAAACGCAGAAAATACTTGATACGTGGCATAAGCGCCTTCCAACTCCGATGATGGAATATGCCTACGCTTGGAGTTGCCAAGCACAATCAACCGATTGTTTATCGCGTGATGTTGCTATGCAACAGGTTTATAAGGATTGGTTTGCTGGACGAAACATAGTTCCAGAACCAGAGCCGGAGCCACCCTATCCAGAGAGTCCAGAGACATGCGCTCCGTGCTGTAAGTGAATCTGGGGCGCTTCGCGCTTAAAGACCCAGATCAACCCCGCCCGTTGAGGGTAACCAGAGGAGAAAGTATATGCCTAGAGTGAAGGGTTTTTTGAGGGTGATTCGGAGGCGAGACAGATGGGGTCGTCCAGTTGATCCTGATTATGGCATCGATGAAGGCGAGTTTCCTGGCATCGACGAACCTGATGAAGAATATCCTGATCAAGGACTTCCTGGTCGCCCAGAGCGTCCCGGTCATCTTCCAGGTTGGGGCGGTCGCCCAGGTCGCCCTGGTCAAGGGCTTCCTTGGCCTGGTCGTCCGACTGATCCAGACTGGGGCATTGATGAGGGTGAATACCCTGATCAAGGTGGACCAGGTGGACCTGGCTTTTGGCCTGGTCGTCCTGGTCAAGGCTTGCCGCGTCCACCGCGTCCTCCGCATGTTTGGCCGCGTCCTCCTGGTGGAGGTCTCCCGGTTGATCCAAGTTGGGGCGTAGGTGGTCGATGGCCAGAACGTCCTGGTCATGGATTGCCAATTTTCCCATCTATCCCTGGCAAACCAGACAACAGCTTGCCTCCTGTTGAAGGTGAAGGACCACCTCCGACTGATCCGCCTCCTGGCACGATTTGGCCACCTCTGGATCGCCCAGGACTTCCTGAAGGCAAGGCAATTGCTCTTGTGGCAATTTCCGGCGTCGGTTATCGTTACATTGTGGTCACTATTCCACCACCGCCGGCTGGTGGTATCGGTGGAAATCCTCCGCAGCGTCCTGGTGGGCCTGGACAACCTGAAGTCGATCCCACGCGTCGTAGGTAAATGAAAGGAGCGCGCTACTGAAAGGTAGCGCGCTTTTCTTATGGCTGAACTTAATATCGAGGGCCCATCAACAAT